TTCTCACCCTTAAACAAAAGGAGAGAACCAAGGATGTTGGCTTGTCCGAAGAAGATAAAGCCAATCTCTTTGATATGATTCAGGGAGAAGCCTGATGGCACGTAGAAAAAATTACTTTAATTTCAACGACTTCAATTTTGTTGATGGCGCAGTAGATCTTTTTCACAACAGTATTAGAAAATCTTTTGAGTTTGATGCTTATACAGATGATGTGTTTGATGCTAGGGTGCTCACTACACCAACTCCAATTGTAAACAACGAAGCCGCTGTAACTACCGTCTCCTTATCAACTAGCAACAAATTGTCTTTTAGGGTTAGAATTCTTGGACCATTATCTCCACATAGATTCTTAGAAGATCCTTGCAATATGTCAGACGCGAGTAATACCAATACCGCAAACCATATTTTTTCTATTATTCAAAATCATACGCAGGTTTTCTTGTATAAGGATGATTCTGAAACTACACCAGTAATCGGTGACATTGTAAGAATAAAGTTGGCAAAATCTGGACACTCCTTTGACACAAGAAGAGCAAAACAATATCTCGGAAAGGTGAATGATGCTCCCGATTCAGGAAAAACTCCCATTACTAGTGATTGTTCGACTTTAGAAGATTTGTTTAAAAATTTTGATTTTGATACTTTAGGTAGCCCTTCTAATAGTGTGGTTGCAATGCAAGTATTAATTAATATATTCGAAGCCGATAGTTTACCCGTAATACAGCTTTTATTACCAACGATGGGTAATATTTCAATAGGCAGCACCATAAGAACAACAGAATATGGAAGAGGGATGATTTGGCGCATCGCTAGGGACAATGGAATCTCATCAACAATAACTGAAGCTCAAGCAGCAACCAATCCAGCCGAAGTTGAAAGATTGCGCCAAGAAATAAAAAAGAATACAGGACAGGACGTAGCTCGCCCTGAAGAATCTAATCACAATCCGCAAAAGGAAGGAAAAATAGCTATAGACCTTCAGATTCCCGGCGAAAACTCTCCTTCTTACGACGCCCTCGCCACAGCGATAGAAATCTATAGAGACAGTAATGATACTACCAGTTTTGGCTACAGAATAAGTAAAGTCCACCGAGAAAGAAACAATGGCACATCACAATGTCCCCCCAAGTCTGGCAAGAAATGCGGTGTTGTTCATATCGAGTTAACTCCGCTAAATGCAGTCTCAACAACTTCGGCAGGAGTAGCTTCTGCTGCTGGAACTCCTCCTGCTGGTGTTCATGGTCCCACGCCCCCGCCCACACCAACATAAGAGTATCATAATGTCATTTTCAAAAACAATAAATATAATTGATCCATCAAAATTTTCAGGATTAAAACGAGAACAAGCAAAGACTATTCAAGATCAGGTTGACGATCTTAAAAACAAGGATTTACCAAACCCAATCCCGCCACCCTTGAGTGGACTGTATAATACTAAAAAACTAGATGTTGTCGTAAACTACAACTCAAGCCCAAATGAAAAAGTAATCCAACACAATGGTGCTTTTATTACTTTTGGAGCAGACAAGCCCACAGGTACGGCTAGTGGTTACGGCGGAAAGGGGGCGATGGGAGCAAATAGGATCGATCTTGTTGTTGGTAGACAGTCTATGTTCAATCCAAACGACGGAACATATTCAGATAACAGCTTGCAGTCAGACGCAGCGAGAATCTATATCTCACAGCTAACTGATATAGATTTGAATTTTGGGGTAGACCCCGGCAAATCTGGTTTCTTAGAAGGTCGCTCTGGTATTGGTATCAAGGCAGATGGTGTTCGTATTATAGGTCGAGAGGGTGTAAAGATTGTAACTGGTCGTATGTCGGGAACTAACGAGAAGAATTCGATTGGCGGAAAACTACTGCCAGCACCTACAATTGAACTCATAGCTGGTAACAACTCTGAGCCCAGAACCATACCTCTATCTGTTCTCGATGTAGACACAAAGCCAGAGGTATATGATCCTCTTCAGGGCGTGGCGATGGGCTACAATGTAGTTCGTGCTTTTCAAGATCTGTTATTTTTGCTACAAGATGTCGTAGGGGTAATTAGAAAAGATAAGAACAACCAAAAAATATTCAATTTTGCAATGACGGCTGCCGCCTCTTTGCCACTACCCGCTGCAACAGCAGTAGCTTCAGCAGCACAGGCATATTTCCAAGTTAAGGATACTATGACTGCAATTGATTTATGGCAAAGCCAACTGGATGCTACATTGTTTGATATCAACTATCTACAGCCATTTGGCTATAGATACATTGAAAGCAGAAATGTCAAAGCTACCTAATTACCAGAGAGTTTAAAATGGCTAATCCTTCACCTTTTCTTCGCTATCAAGACAAAAATGGCGACTTTTTAATTGACGATTGTGAGATTGATCTACCCGGTCCAATTGAAAAGGTCTGTCTTGATTGTAAGCCGAACCCAAAAGCAATTGTCCAAAATTGGAAAACTAGCCTAAATACTCCATTTTTAAATGAAAAACTTTGTGTTTATCAAGTCGGAGTAAAGACCCCCCACACAGACACGGGCGGCGACAAAGGAATAGTCGAGAGATTTGAGAACTATAAAGAAGATGCTATTGAGTTGTTTCTGGATGAATACCAGAAAGCAACCAATATGCAGAATATAGAAACTCTCAGAAAAGAAATAAATTATGACTCAACAAAAGATTATGATTTAGAAGCTCGCGCCAACTCTCATCTACTGTTATTGTACTCTGTTCCATTTAGTGTAATAGAGAACTTGGACCTTGATGATGAGGATGACTCTGACGATCAGAGAGAGCCAATCGAAGTTACATATTTGGCATCTGAGCTACCTTTGCTTTTCACTAGAGTCAGAAAGGGTCTAAACCTTTATTCTAGATATGTGAAAGTGGAGACAATAATGGGCGGTTCAAGTCTTCTGTATGACGAGACGCGCTCAGTATTTAGCTTAGACAATTATGGAGACTCTGGCTTTGGAAGAGGTGGGCTTATGGCTCAGGTCTTTGTGGAGCTTGATAGGTTCTTAAATCGTCGTGGATTTAATATTGTTGGAGCCGCCAGCTTTGGTTTCGCAAAGGATCGCGTAGTTAAACTAACAATAGGTTTTGACAGAGAGTTTAAAATTAAAAAGTTGTCTGTTTTTTCTGTTGGGTGTCGAGAAAAGCCAAGAATATTCAGAGGCAGAAAGATATCTGCTTTGAATCGGGTAGATGTCTTTAAAGACAAGACCGCAATGGCTTATTTTGCACAATTAGCTGAAATGGAAAAAGACTTAACAGCCAGAGTTCCAAAGAAATTCACCGAGTTTGTACAAGACTATACATACCCCGCAGTCTCCTTCTTTAACAGCCAGGAGATTGCTGAAGGCGATTCTAGCTGCGTGGCAGAAAAGATTAGAGAGTCTGCTCAAGGTATAGGACAGGACTTGCTGGATGAGGTTTTGGGTATTGGAGACATACTTGCGTATCAGTTTCACATGCAAGCTTGTCGAGATAAAGAAGAAGAAACCAAACTAAGAGAGCAGTTTGGAGAAATTTATCGCCCTATCGAAGAACTCTCTATATTTGGAAATAAGAAGAAAGGAAAGGAATCAGTATTGAGCAAAGGCAGCCTTGGCGCTATTGGGGGAATGGCAGCACAACAGGCTTATGAGAAACTGCAAAAAAACCCCAATGTATTTGTACAAATGTGTGCAAGTGTATTGATAGATGGTACATCACTTGGCGGCAAGATAGAAGCCCGAGGCATTTGGGATTCCTCTTTCAATCAGATGAAGCTATGTGGATTTTTAGATTTTCTTTTGGACGCCCTTGGGTGTCTTTGGGGCGGTCTGGAACTCGACCAAGCCCTAACAATAGCAATCACAAGCGCTTTAAGAGCAATGGGGCTGGACAACTTCGGCACTCTATTTGCTGGATTACCTCCAGAAGAACGAGCAGAGCTTGATGCCCTGGTCAAAAGAAAGCTGGCTGAAGCAAAGAGGTCAAGAGAGACAACTCAGTCAGCCGCCCAGGATGAGGAAAGGGATACAGTCGATGGAGAGGTGGAGGGGTTGTTTGGCGAAATAAACTTTGTTAAGCCATTTGAGGATCCACAACTGCTAGAACAAGAAAAAGCAGCTAGAGTACCTGATTCCTACGAAGGAACAACAGTTTCAACCGGAATGTATGAGGCACAAAGTAGCAACTTTGGTATTCGCCCTAGAATCGGAATGACATACAATTCAGCACAAGAGATTTCTGGAAGGCAGACTCCGACACAAGATGCTATCAAAAGCTTAGATAAGAGGTCGAAGCAAACTTTCTCTCCAGATACCATAATGGAAGCTTATATTCTAGCACTTGTGGAATTCTATTCTGGACGCCTACTCGATCTTGTAGATAAACTAAACGAATTCCCTGGCGCTGAAGTGATAAGCAAAGTCCTGGCCACAATAGACTGCCCAAGACCACCCTTATTTACACCATCAGTGATGGATTTCATTAAAGACATTGAACTTCCTTTCTGTCGCAACATAGGTGATATAGCACTTCCCAGATTATTCATACCGAAAATCAACTTGAAAGACTTATGGAAGGCACTCCTAGAGGCGATAAAAGAGGCATTGATACAGGCTGTTATGCAGATTTTGTTCAAACTTATGGTAAAGATATGTGAGATAATAGGGGATGCTATTTGTAAGGCACTCGCTACTGCTGGCAATATTATTGGTAGTTTACCAGAACTATTAACTGGTAATACGACACTTCGTGACATCGTAAGGGAGTCTATCTGCGGTCCCGGCGCATCTGAGTCTGATATTGATGATTCTATTGCTTCTATGTTTGGGACACTCGGTGGCGCTGGCGCAAATTTTGCTAACAAAGATCGAACACTTGCTTTTAATGAAGCCATAGCCTCATCGTCCACAAGACAAGAGATAATTGATGCCTCACTCGGAAATCCATCTCAGCAGTTTTTAAGCATTGTTGATACCATCGTTGAGTATCAATTTCCTGAGTTTAGAGAATCGATGCCTAATCGTCAGGCAATTGGTACCTTCTTCTCAAATATAGGCAACTTTTTACCACCAGATGTAAAAGCACAACTAGATGATATTTCAAACCAAACCTATGAAAATCTAGATTTACCAGCAAATCCTACTTTGTGTGCCACACCAGACCAGATAGAGGAGTTTTGTTCTCTAAGATCTCAAATACTTGAAGGCAGAGCATCAGAAGCGCAGATTGCGCAACTTTGTAGCCTCCCAACTGAAGACTTTGCTGCCCTAAACGATGTGCTACAGGATGGAATATCAGCAACAATTATGAATAATTTGCCACCACTTGTTTCAGATCCCGGTTGTAGCAACGGACTCTTCAATAGGGAGCCGGAAGATGTAAAAAACTTAGCAGTTCAGGGGCTATCATCAGATCTTCAGAATCTAAAGATCGCTTATTCAAGAGATATGTTGGGCAATGGTCCTGGGTTTGGTCCTTTGGGTGATGCTAATTGGGGCTATATGAATATGGTCTTGAGCGACACTATGGGCAAACCATTTACAACCCACACAACACTCGCCAATTTCCCGCTCGGACCAAAGGCTTATGTTGATTTTTATACCGAAGCCGGTTTCGATCCAGACGACGCCGACGCCAACCTGAGCGATTTTCTTGCTCTTAATTTTTACCTCCCAGAAAAATTACAGCGCGGCGCATTTCCTGTCTATGTTGGTGAATGGGCAGTAGATTACTGGAGAGGGGGACCAGATGTTTACCAAAGCACAGGAGACAACTCAATAGTATTGAAGTTCAGAGACAATGCCGAAGGGACTGGAGAATCTGACCGTACACAAAATGGAATGATTATTGGGTACAATCTCGATGTAGATTTTGACACCTCCAAGGTAAGAGTGAGTAGAGAGATAAATCAATCAAACTTCCGCTCTATCTACGGAATATTGGCTACGATGCCGACTGAAGATGAGGAAGAGAGCTATACTCTCAACGGCGAGAATATAATAAGCGACGATCTATACAAGTTCACAGCAATAGATGGCGGACTTTTAGAGTTATTAGATATGGCACGCCGAGGATCGGGACAGCCAGACTATTTGATAAATTTTGAAAGCAACCCAACCGGTGTAAACCTTTTGATGGATATGTTCGGATCAAGTCGCTCATCTTCTGAGAGTTATATAAAGAACTCCACAGCCCAGCTTGTAACAGAATTTGGAAACAAGATATATGACCTAGATAATCAGTCATTCTTATATGGCGCAAAACCAGACGCCCTCAATAGCGATTTGACTGAATATGGTGTTGTAATAGCTGGTGATTTCAGACCTTACGCAGAATCTGACTATACGAATGATGATGAACAGATGGGCTTAAGTAGAGACCAATATAACAACGAGAAAGCAGGAACCCCAGAAAAGACAAGAGTATTTTATCTTGATCCTGAGAAGTTTGGAGGCTCTTACACGACTCCCAAAGTATATGTAAAACCATCCCCCGCAGAAGGTATGTTAGGCTTAGTAAACGTGTTGTTCCCTGAGCTTGGCCCGTGCAAACCTTCTAGAACTGACTTAGTTGATTTTACTGATATAGAAAAGACAATCACAAATAGTTACAGCAATTACCCAGACGACCCGAGACTTGCAGGCGATCCTGATTGTATAGTTGAGAGACCCTTTGATAGAGTTCTCCCACGAAGTGCCAAGTCTGGAATCGAAGGCGTCATATCGGCGGCTTGTAGAATATATGCCTCTATGCATTTATTAAAAACGATAAACACTTTCTCTGTGTTTAAGCCTGATTTCAAGAACGTTTTGGATCCAATGTATGCCCTATATATTATTGAAGATATGGCAACAGGGTTTAAAGATTCTCAAGGCGATCTAGCTGAACTTTTTAATCCGTTTAAAGATGATGAGTTTTGGTATGCTTTTCTAGAACAAGCGGTCCAAATCTATTATGAAAAAATCCAGAATGGCGACATAATAGATGTCCCCGCAGATGTTGAAGAAGCGTTTGAGAGAATTGCGAGAGTACAGAATAAATATACATATCCAAGCAAGAAGAGTCTAAAAAATGCCAAGAAGATTGGAGAAGCTCCGATATTTCAGGGTATAGATCAGTTCAGGGAAAACAAAAACTTGGAAGCTGTACAAGTTGTAGAGAGAGCCTGCAAAACTATATTAAAAGAATATATGATTGAAGAAGTGAATTATGTATCTGATGTTCTTTACAAGAATATGAAAGCAGAAGGTTTTATTAAGAAAAACAATTATGTCGAAAACATCTACTACCATATTCTCAGCGAACTAACATCTGGTTCTCAACTAGAGTTGGATAAAGAACTCAGAGAACAAGTGGCGGCTTCGATTTCTGCTGGTGAGTCTGATTACACTGATGGAGACGAATTTGCTTTAGAAGACGGAACACCATATGTTGGATATTATCACGCTATGACAGATGAAGCTGGAGATCTAATCTTTATGGTCGGAGAGGAACACGGTGGAGACGACAGATTATTGAGACCATTTGCTAACAAGGTAATTGTTCCGATCGGGAATATAGACGGTTCTAATAACAAGCCATCTGCTCCATTTAAGATTGAAAAATACCTCGTAGTCGGCACCACAAAAGAGCCTTATTCTGAAGATAGAGTGCGAGAATTGCGTCAAGGAGGGGATAGTCTGGTTTCTGAATTATATCCAGGCAACCTACAGCACGTCTACGGTGGTCAAAAAACAAAAGAAGGCAGCATCGCTCTTGATCCAGAATCCCGCGGAAGACCAATTGTGGGTCTACAGGGAAATCTTGGATTGCGTTATGGTCTCAGATTCTCCACAGCATCTGGCGGCGAAATAGCTACCGCTGAGATTGATGTGTTGGACTTACCTTTGAGTAAGCTAAAGGGGCTTGAAGGAAACAGTAAAGAGTTACTCTGCCTAATCAATAAGCTCATCGACGACCCCAATTTTCAATTATTCTTTGAATATGGGCTGCCCGTTCGTAAGATTCTTTCGTCAATTGCAATATACAATGATGTGTCTTACTTGCAGTCTATTGGTCAGGTAACAAGCGGAAGTAAAGTTGCTTCCGACGATAAGCCTGGAAGTAAATATGATGATAATGAACAGGTAGGTGTCCCTGGATGGTTCCCCAAGAGGCAGCGCCTCGATTTCAATCCGATATTTACAACTTGGGATGAGTGGGATAAACAGACACTCCGTAAATCAAACTCGCTATTAAAGAAGATGTTCAAGTCATATTATTACTCAAGAGATTTTGGCAAGCAAGATAAGCCAGAATTCACAGGGGCAGAGGTTTTTGTACAAAACCTTAAAGAGAAATTCAAATTTGCACCCGGAGATAGAAGCATACCATTCTGGAACAGAAGAGCTAGCAACCCCCTGAACGCAAATGGACAAGTGTGCGAGAGTAAAGATGAAGACTAGTTATGAAAGAGGTGAAATATAAATGGCTTCATTAGCACCCAAATTGCCGCTGACCTTGGACTCTGGTGATGGATATACATCGATCAAGATGCTCAAAGGGTTGATAAAGCAGAACTTCAAGATGCTCATCCTCACAAATCCGGGCGAAAGAGTGATGAATCCAGACTTTGGTGTAGGAATTAGACAATTTTTGTTTGAAAACTTCCAGAGTGATGTGTATGCGAGAATAGATACAAAAATAAGGGAACAGACATCTAGATACCTACCTATTGTATCTATAGAGAGTATAGAGTTTGGCACTGGGGGAATAGATGACAACTCTCTTGGGATTAGATTGGAATACACCATCCCAGATATAGCAGTCAGAGATTTGCTTGAGTTTACTATTTAAGGTGAGGTAACCTATACATGGCTAACAAGAGAATAAAAACACCTGCGATAAATTACACAAACAGAGATTACGAAACAATAAGAGAAGATCTCACTCAAATAGCAGAGCGTTTTTATCCTGATACATTTCAAGACTTTAGTGAAGCATCTTTTGGTGCTATGATGCTCGATGCCGTCGCTTATGTTGGTGACCAACTTTCATTTTATTTGGACTACAATGTAAATGAGGCGTTCCTAGATACATCTTACCAATTAAACAATATCATACGCCATGGTCGAGTAATGGGTTACAAAAACTCAGGTCGCCCCTCTACTTATGGCACGGTGGCGATGTATGTTTTGGTGCCCGCTAGTCAAACAGGTATTGGACCCGATAGAAGATATATACCTCTCATCAAACGAGGAACAAGGTTTAATAGCACTAATGGATCTAATTTCGTTTTAACAGAGGATGTAGATATGGCTCAGTCAACAAACCCAGTGGTTGTAGCCAGAACAGATGCCATAACTGGCGCCCCCACCTTCTTTGCTATCAAAGCATATGGAAAAGTGGTATCTGGATACTTTAACACAGAATCAGTAGAAGTGGGCGCATTTCAAAGATTTAGAAACATACAACTTGCTAGTCCAAATGTATCAGAGATAATCAGCGTA